CTCGACAAAATAATAGATGCCGCTCTCGGCCAGGAGGTGAGTGGGAGAGATGACCACAGATCACGAAATGAGGATGGGGCGTTCAGTCTTTATGAGGAAAACGAACGGCTGCTCGACCGAGCCCACAATGCAGAGCAGACGGTGCTAGGGCAATTCAAGGAGATCGAACGTCTGCGGGCGGCGCTCAAGAATGCCATTGAAGCAATCGATGCCGGTAGCAGAAGTGCGAACCAGGAATAGGACATCGAGCATGAGTGAGGACGGGTTTCTTGGTGGAATACTCTGGGGCTTTGCGTTCGTAGGCGCCATAACAGTGGTGGTCTCCATCATCATCGTGGCCCATGCCATAGTCCGATACATGGGGTACTGACTTCCATAGGCGCCCGTCCTTTCTTCGGGTAGCCGGCGGCTCGGAGTACAGAAAGATCACCTCGGAGGGCGCCCAGGATGTCGCAACCCATCCTGACGATAGGCCGACAAGGTGATCGACGCCGGCAACAACCAAAGGGTCAGACAATGAATACAGTGGAAATGCTGAAGGTCCAGACCATAGTGGGTGAAATGCAGGATGAGATAGACAGACTCCAGGCTCGGATTAAGTGTCTGGAAGATCTAATAGCGCGTGGTGACAAAATATTTGGTAACGGAAACAGCACCCCCCTTCTGGCGGAGAGAGAATGACCCCGCGCGTAATTGACAACTTTCTCCCGGCCGACCTCTACGACAAGCTGCGCAAATACGTGCAGAGCCAGCCGATGAAGTATGGGTCGAAGTCGAACAGCCAGACTGACCCGCATGGCCACTGGTCCTGGAAGCCCATTGGCCGCGACTCCCGCCACAACCTGGCGGATCTGACCTACCTCCTATCACCTCCATTGTTGGACGCCTGGAACCTGATCCGCAACAAACACACAGGCCCCGCTCTCGTCCGCTGCTATGCCAACGGATACCAGTACGGGACCGATGGCTACTTCCATACCGATAGCGTCCGGGCCGACGAGCAGACCGTCATCATCTACATCTGCGATAAATGGGAACCCGATTGGGCCGGCGAAACGCATTGGTATTCGCAGGCTGGTCAGCAGAACTCGGCAATTCCTTGGCCCAACAGGGCACTAATCCTCCCCTCCAACCTCATGCACTGCGCCAGGGCGGTGTCCCGCAAATGTACATCCTTGCGCCTTACCCTGATGTACAAGGTCAGAAACAAACGATCCGACAACTTCGAGAAGCTGTCCGAATTCCTGGTAAAACGCGGAGCCCTCTCGCACAAACACAAGGACGGCTCCCTGCACGATCACCTGGTGAGGGTGTATCAGTTGTTGGAGGACAAGAAATTACCGGAGTCCATCTGCTTTGGCGGCGGCCTGCACTCGATCTACGGCACCAACATCTACGAAGGCCAGATGTTCGACCCGTCCAACCCGCAGAGCAGGGCTACGGTGGCTGATACCTTCGGCAAGGAGGCTGAGGCACTGGCCTACAATTTCTCTATCCTGGACCGGCCGAGAACATTGGAAACCCCCGGAGATGGCAATGCCGTCCATCTAAGGTTCAGTGGTGGGTTCAATACCTCGAACGAGATGCTTCGCGATCTGCAACTGATCGAGGCGGCTAACCTGTTGGACCAGAAGTCCTTGGACAAGTGGCCCAATCTGAAGAAGGTCTGGGAACTATAATTTGGCGCGGCATGGCCGGGCACGGCAGGGCAAGGCATGGCACGGCATAGCGCGGCGCGGCGTGGCAGGGCGCGGCGAGACATGGTGAGGCACGGCAGGGCAAGGAATTTTAATTAATGAGTAGGAAACAAATCGGGCCGGGCAAGGCAAGGCTGGGCAAGTCGCGGCCCGGATCGGCCGGGCAGGGCTTGGCTCGGCGAGGCAAGGCAAGGCGCGGCAATCAACCAAACGCAGGAGGGAAATATGTTGGACAAGACAACGGCAGTGAAGATCAACAGACCAACCGACACTGTGACCAGAAAAGTGGAACTGACGGGGCTGACGGAACTGATGTTCGACCGCTATCCGGGCGACAACGCCACCAAGCTGGAGCCGCATCAAAAGCTGTACTTCGCTCCGGGAGATACCAAAGTTATTGGCTTGCCAAGTCTCAATATCATGTCGTTCTTGTCGGCCCACAACACCAATTCAGCGCCGAAACGCCTGCGCGACAAGCGCAAGTTCAAGGACATAGCCAACGCGATGTTGTCATTCGTATCGATCCGTGAGACGTTCATCCCACTCATCCGCGACGGCAAGCCAATCGTGTTTGGGAAACTCGATCACGACCGCGATCCCGTCAGCGGAATTTACATCCACTACTCGGTGGCGCGGCTCGACAAGGGCATCCCTAATCCCAAGGTGCGCCCGGTGCTGCCCCTTGATTGGGGCATCAAGTTCACGGTGGACATCTTCCCAAACAGGGAGATTAAGGAGCAGGACGTTATGAACCTGGTCGAGGAGGGGGGTCGTGCTATTGGCTTGGGGACTTTCCGAGGCGTGTTCGGGAAGTTCCGCATTGAGCGTTGGGACTAGGCGCGGCCGGGCGAGACGGGGCCGGGCGCGGCGTGGCGAGGTCCGGCGAGGTAGGGCACGGCGTGGCTGAGCATGGCCGGACTCGGCACGGCAGGGCAAGGCGAGGCTAGACAAAACCAAGAGGGTGGCCTATGAGGTGTCGCCATGGATCAGCAGCAGATCATGGTGGCGATGACGCTCGGGGCGGTGATCATCGTCTTCGGCGGGATGCTATTCCTGGCGCTCCGCTTCCTCAACTTCGTGCAGACAATCATCTTGGAACTGGTCAGGCCCGGTTCCACGACCCCGGTGCCGGTGGTACAGCCCTCCCCCCCAGCCCCACCGCCGGCACCGGCCCCCACACCAGCCCCCGTACCCCCGCCGCCCGCCGCAACCCCGGGTTTGCCGCTCTGGTACACGCTTGGGCTCAAGGACGTTGGCTTCCACGAAACCGGGGTTAACCGTGGCATAGAAACCTTCATCTCCCAGGCCCATGTTGGGAGCCTTGGTGACCCCTGGTGCGCCATCTGGGCCAACGCCAAGCTTGAGCAGGCCGGGGTAACCGGCACCCGCAGCGCCTCCTCCCAGTCGTTCACCATCAACCCCAACTTCATATCCATCACCAAGCCAACGGTTGGCTGCATCGTTGTCTTCTGGCGCGACAGCAAATCATCCGGCATCGGCCATGTAGGGTTCTATGTCAGCGAGACTACTACCAGCATCAACACGCTCGGCGGCAACGAGTCCGATGGTGTGCGGATCGAGGCATTGCCAAAGAACGGCTCCAACTTCGGCCTAGTCGGCTACTACTGGCCCAAGTCCGTCCCGCTGCCGTCCAGTGGGCCGGTCTCCGCCCCCGCCGATTCTAACTCCCAGGTGGTCAACCCGCCCCCGCCCAATCCCCTGGCCATCTCCACCATGACCGGCAAGATGTCCACGTTCGGCGGCCCCACCGATAAGGGCGTTGCCCCGGATGAAGGGCTCGCCCTCTGTGAGGTGTCAGAGATGGACAAGTTCGATGGGTATTTCCTCCCTGAACAGCCGCCCGGAACCACCGGCTTGGCCCGCAGATTGGACCCGGCATCCCATTACATCGCGTGCCGCTGGGACTATAAGCAGACCTCCCGTTCATACCTCCAGGGCATCATGGTGATGGTCACGGCCAAGGGCAAAACCCTGAAGGCCCGTCCCATCGATTGGGGTCCCAATACCAATACGGGCCGCATCTGTGATATGAGCCCCGGACTTGCCGCCGCGCTGGGCCTCCAGACCGACAACACCTGCACCGTAGACCTACCGGTCCCATGAATGACGAGAGGAAAAACACATGACCAATACTGACACCGGCGCCACTCCGACAGTTGGCGATCTGTACACCATAGCGGAAAACACTCTTCAAGGGGTCGAAGACCATCAGGGTTTGATAGAAACGATTGGCGGTCTGGCGGGTATTCTCCCCGCCGTGTCGCTGATCATGAAGGCGGTACCATTTCTTATCGGCGCTCTCCGGTTCATGAAGGGAGAAACCGGCAAGTCATGGCTGGACGTGTTCAAGGACTTCCTCAACCACAACACCCCTGGCCAGCCCAATTCCCAGGTACTCAGCCCCACCCCTGTACTCCCAGAGGGCTCATGATTGGGCCATGGGAATGGGAGTTTTTTCTACGCATTGATGATAAACTCGATGCGATCACGGCAACGATGGAGAAGATGATGTCGGCCCTTACCGATCTTAAAGCCGCCCTTGACGACCTCGCCAACCAACTGGTGGTCAACAACGCCGAGATTGAAACACTACTGACGAAGATCACCACCCCCGGCACCTCCGACGCCGATGTCGAGGCGGCAGTGACCCAAATCCGCTCCTTGATTGCGGACAACGCCACCGAGGTCGCCAAGGCCCAAACCACGGCCCCCTGATAGGCGATGACATACCCGAGTCTTAGCCCTATGATGGGGGTATGCCGGCACCACTCATATCACTCCTATCATGGGGGAATATCGTGGCCACGCTTGGGCTTATCGGCACAATCATGGCCGGGGAGTATTTTATCCTGGTTTCGGATATAGCGTCGTTGTCCAGAAATGCCGACACCAGATTTACTCTTACGGAGAATGTAATAAATCAGTTGAGAGCGGACACAAACAAAAACGACCAACTCCTTCGCAAGGAAATCGACTACATCAAGGAGACTCGGCTGACCAAGGCCGCGCACGATGAGTTTGTAAAGCGAGTCGATCAGTACATGGCGACGCCATTCCTACGGGACGATGCGTTCAAAGCATGGGAAACCGAGCGCAACAAGCTGATCGATCAGTTGATCGCGCGCATCAATGCCATCGAGAACGAGGAAAAGCATGAGTCACACCCGGCCAAATAGGAGGTCATAATGCTGCCGCTTCTCATTCAGATCATCATAGCCCTGCTGATAGCCGGGTTTATCTTCTGGGCCGCTCGTCTGGTGATTGGTCTCATCCCAATGGAACCGATCTTCGCCCAGGCCATCAACGTCATACTTATCATCGTGGTGGTGGCAATCGTCATCTTCTACATCGTGATCCCGCTCTTGAACATGCTGGCTGGTGTTCACATCAATTTAGGTGTCCGATGATGAGCAGGAAAGGCCCCATCAAGGTCGCCATCATCGATGACGAGGAAACTGTCCACCATGCCGAGTTGGACGACAAGATCATCGAAATGCCCGGGAAGGAAATTCTCGACGCCGGGGTGAGGACGTTCATGGAATATGCCGGACTCCATTGGCCCACTCACTCGACACCGGACGAGAAGTTCAAGATGGAGAGTTTCAACTACAAGAACGATTATCATTTGCGCGTCACACTCGGGATGGTGTTCAACGCCATGAAGGCGGCCGATGAACGCGGTCTCTAAATTTGCGGTAGCTCCGTTCCCTCGGGTGCGCTTCGAGACATTTCTGTCCAAGCTCAAGATACAAACCAAGGACTTCGGCCTCATCCCCATGACCATGCTGGGGACCCAGCGTTACGTGCTGGACGAGATGTGCGACGCCATAGATAAGGGCATCACCACGTTCTACATCCTCAAGGCCCGCCAACTCGGCATGACCACGTTCTTCATCGCCCTCGACCTGTTCTGGGCCATGAACCACAACGGGCTCCTCGGCGCCTTCGTCACCCACGAGGACCGCTCCAAGGCCGTGTTCCGCAACACCTTCAAGGTGTTTTTTGCGGGGCTACCGAAGTCCCACAAAATACGATGGGACGTGGAAAACCGCGACATGCTCGTGCTCAAGAACGGCTCCGTCATCCAGTACCTGGTGGCCGGCATCAAGGAGAAGTCCAAGGGCGGGCTGGGTCGATCATCGGCCAACAACTACATCCATGCCACCGAGGTGGCGTTCTGGGGGTCGCCCGACGACCTCAACGAACTGTCCGCCACCATGTCCACCTACTACCCCCATCGCCTGAAGGTAGAGGAGACCACAGCCAATGGCTTTAACTTCTGGCAAGAGAGGTATACGGAGGCGCGCGAGGACCCAACGATACGATGTATATTTGTCGGCTGGTGGCGCCATGATCACTATACCTTCCCGGACGATCACCCGTGGTTTTCTATCTACATGCCTCAAGGACACGAGACTCCTTTACACGTACTGGAGCGCAGACGGAGAAGACTCGTCAAGGAAAAGTACGGCGTAGAAGTCACCATGAACCAAATCGCCTGGTACCGCTGGAAACTTGAGAGTCCAAGCGAGTGCGCGGGCGATCAGTCTAAGATGGACGAGATGTATCCGTGGCTGGAGGACGACGCATTCGTCGCCACCGGGTCCATCTTCTTCACCAACACCAGCCTGACCGAGGCGATGAAGCGCGCTCGCCAGCAGCCTTTCATGCCGTTCAAATACGCCATGTCGGAACGCTGGCAGGACACCATAGTCAACGCCACGAGGGACCGCCGTGCAGAACTCAAGATATGGGAAGAGCCCAGTCCCAAAGGCCACTACGTTATTGGCTGTGATCCAGCATATGGAAGTAGCGACGAAGCTGATCGAGCAGTTATCCACGTCGCAAGATGTTTCAGCGACCGAATGGTGCAAGTTGCGGAGTTTGTGTCACCGAATGTCTCGACGTATCAATGCGCTTGGGCACTCTGTCATCTAGCCGGCTACTACCGCAACGTGATGCCGATTATCGAGATAAACGGCCCAGGAGAGGCGGTGATGAACGAGGCTAACGCCCTTCGCACCCAGACCAACAATATGATAAACCATGCGAGCGATGGCCGCGACCCCAATGATATACGCTATGTCCTCAACAACATGAGGTCGTTTCTCTATCGACGCTCAGACTCCATGGGCGGCGGCCTCGCCTACCATTGGCGCACCAATGGTAACAACAAGCCGCCCATGATGCACGCCTTCAAGGACGCATTCGAACTCCATAGGTTTATCATAAACTCCATGTACCTCCTGGAGGAAATGAAGACCATCGTCATCAAGGACGGTAACATTCAGGCCGAGGGCAGCAACAAGGATGATAGGGTCATGGCGGCGGCTCTGGCCCATGAGGCGTGGCGACGCTGGGTGCAGCCCAAGCTGCGCAACATGGGGCTCACATTCGAGCGCGCCTACATGGAGACGATAGGCGCCGGCCCCGACGCGGCGCAGAGGATAGGGATCGACTACCTCCGCAGCCAGAAGATAATGATCGATGAGAGGAGAAACTAATGGTCAGCGCCATAGGACCATATACCGATCAGGAGAAGCGGATTGGCAAACTAATCTTTGATACAATGATGGACCAGCAGGACAATCATCTGAAAAAGGATGGATGGGACAGTCAGCTTGGTAAGGGGTGGCATGGTTATTATTGTATTGCCGCCCGCGCCGTGATCGAGGCTATGAATAACGAAAGGAAAACTGATGCCTGAGGACAAGCTGGCCTTTCTCGACAAGGCCGTTAAGGCGCTGCACGAGCGCAAGAAGCAATACCAAGAGGCGATGGATGGGAAGCCCCAGGAGCCGGCACCGGCCCCGGTTAAATCACCGGAAGAGGAATATGCCGCATACTTTGCCAAGTGGTTCCAGCAACTGGCTCCGTTCCGCACCAACTGCTTCCGGTGCGGTGTGGACTCCCCCATCGTCCACAACCGCGTAGGAACCCTTGCCTGGGGGGACACCAAGCAAATCCGCCGGGGAGACACCGACATAACCAACGATGTCATCACGGCGTTTGAGAGGATTGGTTGGAAGTTTCAGAAGCGGCGGTCCTACTGCCCGACATGCAAGAAACTAGGGAGCATATGATGGCCAGGAGTAAAAAAAAGGAAAGGGCTGAAGACAAGCAGGTAAAAATGTTGGTTAAATTTTTACATAAGACGCTTACAAAGTACGCGATTGGTAGTAAAAAGTACAACATACTTATAAAACAACTAGAAGACCTTGGGCAAGGGAGTGCATGAACACAGACGAGATCATCAGGTGGTTCCGACGATTCAAATACGATCAGGAGTTCAGGGACGAGAACGGCTCCCTGACGATACGAATAACCCCGCTGTGCGAGTTTGTGGGGATAAACAGAACTAACCTCTACGCGATACTGGCGCGGAAACGGCCTCTGGGTGCGGGACACCGCAAGCGGCTGGAGTACGCTATCCAGTGCGTCCAGAACGGACTGCGCTGGCATCGCCCCGGCAGAAATTGCAAGTACGAGATCACGGGGCCGGAATTCCCGTCACTGCCGCGTTACGAATATCCCAAGTCCAGGAGAGCGGCATGATCATCCGGTCTTGGATTTGTCTCAATAAACACTGTCTCCACCAATGGGATGGCGAGGGTGACCATCCGCCCTGTCCCAGGTGCGGCGGCATCCGCGTGCAATGGGTGCCCAGGCCAGTGGCGCTGCGATCAGACAGAACCAAGGAGATAGACCGCACTGTTTCCCAGTTGACGGCCGCCTACGGCGACAAAAACTACCGCTCCCCGCGCAGGCACGAGTCTACGGCGCCCAAGGTCAACCCGGTGGTGACCCCGGGCAAGACCATGAAGTTCCAGCCCGCCGGCATGGCCGGGTGGTCCGTCGATTTACCGCTTGACGCCGCCGGCAACCCTGCGTCCATATGTGCTCCTACCGGAGTTACCGCCAAACTGCCGATTGCGGCCGGCAAATTGGGGGTCAAAACTCAGGTGAGCGAGAAGTCGCCCAACTCCACCGGGATGGTCCCTAAATATGAGGCCATCCACCGAGGCACCAAATGATAATCCCGCGCGGCAACATCAAAGGCGGCAAAGACCGCGACGACAAGGTGCAGTCCATTCTTGACACTTGCCTATCCTCAAAGCGCGACCGAGATGCCCTGTATCTCCGCAGAAAGAGGTACTTCATGTTTGGCACCTCGGACTACAGTGTCGAAGTAAAGTATAACAGGCTCCAGGCCCATACCGACCTGGTGGCCTCCTTCCTGTACGCGGCCGACCATTGCCGGTTCAACATTGCGGCCCCCCGCAACTCCTCCGACGAGATCGTGGCGCAGATTATGTCCATGGAGGATGAGTGGAACGATGTGTTCAGGGATTCGGGCATCGCCTACATGTTCAACGACGCCCTGCTGTGGTCCCTGGTGTTCGACTCGATGTTCATCAAAATGGGATGGAACAACGCCAGGGGTGAGCTTTTCGGCCGGCTGTTTGCCCCGCACGACTTCTCGGTCTATGACGAGTCGGAGCCGGAACTCGACAGCCAGGAAGCGTTTGTCCATTCCTATTCCATCAATTGGGACAACGCGGTACAGAGGTTGCTGCGGGCAGGGAAGAAGCCTCTCATCAAGCAGATGGCGGCCCGTCCGGGGCAATTTAGTGACGAGATGCCCCCGGTCCTAGCCAACCTCCTCATATCGGCCACCGGAGGCCCCAACCTCTCGGGCGCCATGATGGGGCGCGCCACCGTGGACTACGAGCCGAGAGCTACCTACGAGCCCAACAGCGACAATCCTATGGTTCGTTTCCATGAGGTTTGGGTTTGGGATGACGTGACCGAGGACTTTGCCCTGTTTACATGTTGCGACGGCGTGGACGGGGTACTGTCCGACTCGCGCGACACCATCGCCGCTCTAGGACGCGCCACCTCGCTCGACAGCGTGCGCAAGCAGTACAAGGGCAAGTCCAACATATTCCTGGAGCAGGAGCATCCGTTCATTCATGTCAAGCCGTATTCGCTCTACAACTTTTTTTGGGGTGAGGCGCATAGTGACCGTCTCATACCCCTACAAGTTTGGACCAACGAAAGGCTCCAGCAAATTAGCGATATACTGGAACGGCAAGTGGATCCTGCCAAGGTCTTTTCTGGCTTCATGGGGCTTAGTGACGAAAAGGCCGAGGCGCTCGGCGGTCCCGGCTCGTGGGTCATGGATATGGTCCCGGGCGCGAAAGTGGATGAACTCAAGCCGCCCATGCCGGAAGACCTATTCCGTGAGTTCAATGAAATTGGGCAAATCTTCCTGGAAGCGAGTGGGCTTACTGAAACGGTCACCGGCCAAGGCACATCGGGCGTCCGAGGTCGCGGTCATGCTAAACAACTGGCGACGACCGGTTCCGGCCGAATTCGCAAAGTGGCGGTAGGGCTCGAACAGCCCCTCGTCAAGATAGCCGACATTGGTATTAAACTGATCCAGAAGAACTCCGATGTCCGCATGATGACCGACACCGGACAGGAGTTGATCCCGGCCCTGATGGCAGAGTCCAAACTCAAGATCAGGGTGGCGGGACACAGCCACTCGCCCTTGTTTGCTGACGAGGCCAAGGAACAGGCCGCCGGCTTGTTCAAGGCCCAGGCGATTGATCGCGAGCAACTGATCCGCATGTTAAACCCGCCCAACGCCGACAACTTGATTCATCAGTTGCGCAAGCGCGTGAAGGCGGAAGTGCAGAAGGCCCAGCAGCAGGCCGCGATGGGCGGCGACAAGAAGGGGCATAAGGCGGCTTAATAGCGTCGTTCGTCGCGTTGCGCCCCGGCTATTTCTGTAGTTGAATGTCCTGGTAGAAACTCCCGCCCGCAATGACGGGTAATCAAAATGGAGGTCACCATGGCTAGGCGGCACCGACGCGGCAGGCGGCGCTAAACGCAAACCCTGTCAGTCCCCACGGACGCGAGAACCCCGCCTTGTCCCCCCTGGCGGGGTTTTTGTTTGTCGACCGTCGCGGTGACAAGCTCCCCCATTTAGGCGTATTGCTCAAAAACGAATTAGTTTTGGAGCAAGAATGTCTCCTCCTTTCGGCCCTCGACCACCAATGACAGCCGGCGGCATGTTGCCGCCCAGGCCGGCGTTGCCGGGAAATCCGGCCGGTGGGCCGACTGGTCCAGGATCGTCGCCCGCGCTTTCCCCCGGGGAAGGAGCAGGCAAAGAAGCGGCGGCAGACGCACAGGTAAAGTTTGCGATTGAAACTCTGCACAAGGCGCTGCTCGCCTACCCAATCGCCAGCAAGAAGTACAACGGGTTGATCAACGCCGTGAGAGCCCTCACTGCAAACTTCGGCAAGGAGCAGGACGGCGCGATGGCCCCGGCTGTCGCCACCCAGATGGCGCAAGCCGCAAAGGGTGGCGGCATTGGTGGTGCAGCGCCTCCCCCCGGAATCACACCTCGCCCCGGCATCGGCGCCCCGACAATGGCTCCGATGGAAATGCCCGGCGGCGGCGCATAACAGGAGGTTACATTGGCAGAATATAACTACCTTCGCCCCAAGGTTTCCTCGGGCGACATGGGCACCCGAAAAGCCAAGAACGGCATGTTCCAGAACGTCGCGTCCTTCTCTGAGCACGGCGGGTTCTCGTCCGCCTCCAAGGTGATGGCGCCCGACCGGCCGCTGTCCCTGGAGAAGAGTGACCTCACCCGCAAGGGCAAGCCGATCTAATGGCCGAGAAAGCCAAAGACACCGCCGAGGCCGACAGCATCATCAATCCGTTCGGCCGCAAGGGCTACATGGTGGGCACGTCAGACAAGATGATTGTCGAAATCAATCGCAATTTCGAGAAAGCGTTCCCGACCGGCAACCTCAAAGACACCTCTAAGGCCAAGAACTACGGCAATCCGTCCGGTTACCCCGGTCTTGCCGGCATCAAACTCAAAGATGGGTACTAACATGGCTGTCACACCTGAAGTTCTGCAATCTCTGGGGCAACTGGCCATGAAACTGGCCGGCGACCCTAATACGCGCAACGATTTTCTCAAGCAAATGAAGAAGGTGGACCCGAATTACCGCCTTCCGGCCGATGTTCAGTTCGAAGATTTCAAGTTGCAGTTCAAGCGAGAGCAGGAAGAGAAGGAAATCCGCTCCAAAGCGGAGCAGGCGCAGCGAAATGCGCGCAACCAGCGCAACAAATTGATCAATTCGGGGAAATACACCGAGGATCAGGTCAAGGAAATCGAAACCGGCGTGATGAAGAAGTACGGACTCAACGATTACGAGGCCGCCGCCAAGGTCTACGCCGCCGATATTGCTCCCTCGAAGCCATCCAATCGCGACAAGATGCGTCACGGGCAAATCTGGGAGTTTCCAAACCTCCCTGGCCTGCTGCAAAACCCGGAAAAAGCGGCCTCGGATGCTGCCTACGCCATCATTGATGAATTTCGCGCCGGCCGATAACCGGCGGCAATAACAGTAGGAGGCTCATGTGCCGGTATTCGGTCAAGGCATTATTCCAGCGCAAGGCGCGATAGCTGCGGAATTGGCGGCTGTCACCCGTCGAGCCTTCATTCCCAAGGTGTTCGTCCAACTTTGGAAGTCCACTCCGTGGATGGCGGCGATGCTTTCCCACGCTCAGGTGGCCTCCGGCGGCTTGTCACCCATCACGGTTCCCCTCCAGGGCAACCCCATGGTGACGATTCAGAACATCGGCTATGACGGATCGTTCAACCAGCCTGGTGTGACGCCTGGTTTGCAGAACGCGGAATTCGACCTCAAAGGGTATCTCACCGCCATTCCGTTCCTAGGAATGGAGGGCTTGGTCCAGTTGGACTACTCGGTAGTGCCGCTGATCGAAGCGCGCATGAACGACGCCACCAACGTTACATTAGACCGCTTCTCCACCGACATGTACAACAACATCGCCAATACCCAGTCCATGGTTGGGTTGCCGGCGGCGGTGGATGACGGAACCTTCGCCGCCAGCTACGGCGGTCTATCCAGAACCAACAATGCGTTTTGGAAATCAACTTACGTCCACAACTCCTCGGCTACCACCCCCACCCGAAATTTGATGTTGCAATACATCAGCCAGGTGACGAAGGTTACGGGCGAGACCCCCAAGATGGGGCTCATGGGGTTTGGAACCTGGACAAATTTGGCGCAAGATTTTACCCCGAATGAACGCTACAACGTCACCCCCAATTCCTCCTTCAGCGAGGGCAAGGTCGAAGCCCTGTTCAAGGCCCTTGATATCGCCGGGGTGCCATTTTATCCCGACCCCTATTGTCCCGAGGGCACCCTCTATCTCCTCAACACTGACTACCTCTCTCTCTACATTCATGAGCGTGCATCCTTCCACTTCACCGGGTTTGAAAGCACTTTGGCCAACGGCCAGTTTGGCTATCTCGGCGCGCTCCTGACGCTTCTGGAGATGGTTGATGTCAAGTGCAAGGCCCACGGCAAGTTCGACAACCTCGCCTACCTGAACATTTAAGGGTGAACCCATGAGACTCGGTGGCGCATTTCCATTCAACCAGGCGGGTTCATTCCCGATTTCGCTTCCCGGCGGGGCCTATTCCTACCTGCCCCCGGGAAACTACCTAATCACCTTGGGTGGGCAGACCATCCTACAGTGGTGGGACCCGGTGCAATGGTCCTGGCGCAACATGTCCACGGCCGGCGCTCCTACTTTCGCCATGGCGGTGGACGGCTACAACTGGCGCATCATCAACATGTCGGGCGTGGTGCAAGGGGCTTCGATTACGACTCCTGGGACGGTGGGGACCAACGGCATCGGCCCCACCCAGACCGGCTGCACGGTCACCATCGCGGCCCCGGCCTCCGGTATCCAAGCCAAAGGCTATGCCATCATCGGCGGGGCGGTTGGGACCGCAGGCGGCACCGCGACCGTTACCCAAGCCGGTTCCGGCTTCGTGACACCGCCCACCATCCTGATCGATCCGCCGCCCCCCGGAGGCATTCAGGCTACCGCAGTGGCAGCTCTGACGGCCGGCGGCGCCATCACTTCAGTGACCATGGTTAATCCTGGCGCCGGCTACACCTCGGTGCCTAACTTCTACGTGGTGCCGCAGTTCCTGGACTACCCCGGTTCCCTGGCGCTGCCCTATACGGTTCCGGCCACCGGCTTGCCGGCTCCATACTTCCCGCCCGGCCTGATCACCAACTTGCCGCCTCAGAACTGGGCCTCTGGCCTGACCCCGGCTTCGGGAACGACTGGCGCCCTGATCACCGGCCCGGCCCTCGCCGGGAGCGCCACCCTCACCGGCCTCGTGGTCACCGACTACGGTTCCGGCTACCTTGCCTCGGCCATCCCAGCCATCACCTTCGCCAACGGCCCAACCAGCGCCGCCGCCACCGCCATTCTTTCCACCGCGCTGCTGACCCTGACCGGCGGTTCGGGCACTGCTTACACTGTTGGGAATGCCTGGGTCAGCTCGCTGGGTCTTCTCACGCCCGCTACCGCTCCGCCCATTACCACGGCCTTTTATAACAACAACTGGCTACAGCCCCGGCCCGCCCGAGGTGTCCTCACCTCCACGGCCGGCGCCCTGACCATGGAGGACCCTGGCTTCGGGTTCCAGAAACTGCTGATCGCCGCCAACTTCGGCGTTCTGCAAAGTTCATCCATAGGAACGGGGTCCATCGTGTTCTCGGCCATGACCCAAGGCGGCATCAACGACACCTCCGTCCTGCAAATGATGATCAACGACTAGTCCCATGGACCACATCAAGGACTTGATAGAGGCGGTCGCCAAGGCTAAACGAGATGCCTATGCAACGGCCCCGCGCGACAACAACGATCACTTCGACGCCGCAATGTTCATTGCCATGGCGAATGCCTTTAATACGTGGATCAACTACCCGGACGAACGCGAACACCCCCCGGAACCCGAAACGCTTGCGCCGGAAGTGGTTGGGCCTCTACCGCCCCCGATAACCGAGGACGAGCTTACGCCTGCTAGAAAGAAGGCAAAATCATGACTGAACCGGTCACAGAATCTGAACTCGGCCAGCCCCAGATCATGAATGTCAAGGTGGTCAATCGGAACGACTTTCCGATCAGCGACCGCTTTGACGGTGTGCCCTATACGTTCCCGGAGAACGTCCCCATCTCGCTGCCCATCGATGCCGCCAACCACATCTTTGGCTGGTTCCCCAGCGTGGACCTTTCAACCGTGGAGCGTCACGTCAAAAAGCGGATGGGATGGAACACGCCGGAAATGGTCGCGGACGGTCGCGCGGACAGTTTTTACAAGAAGATCGAAATCACCCCCATCCTCTATCGAATGGTGCCGGTAGAGGTGGATGAGGAAGGCGAGCCCTTGGGTAAGAGGGCTCCCAAAGTGAACAAGACCATGGCGGCGGTGGACGCGGCAGAAGCGCGGGCTTAAGGACCATGAATGCTCCTCTCCGATTACATTTCGCAAGTCCAGGAGCTTATCCACGATAGCTCTGCTATTGATTTTACAACTACAGAGCTAACGACATTCATTAACAACGCACGCACCAGGGTTGCCCTAGACTTCCATTGCGTGCGTTCTTTCTTCACCAACCTGTCCTCGATTGCCAACCAGGAAACTTACCCCATGTCCGGCGGGGTGGGTGGCGCCATAGTCACCAACGGTGGGACCTACAGCAGCACGCCTACGATTACCTTCGACCCCCCGGGGGGCGGAGGAGTAACGGCCACCGGAACGGCTGTTATGACCGGAACGGCCCCCACCATGGTGGTATCGACCATCGCCATGACCAACTGGGGGTCCGGCTACACCACAACCCCCGCAGTCACTTTCTCGGCTGGCGCTGCCGCAGCGACGGCAGTTCCTCTCGTCCGCGTGATGGACTTCCTCTCGATCACCAGCATTTTCGGCACCCAGCGTTCCATGATGAAATGGGAGGTATTCAGCACATTTCAGGCGTTCATGCGTTCCAACACGACGCTACGAAGCGGCCAGCCGGCAGTTTGGTCCAACTACACCGAGGCTAACACCTTCTATCTATACCCGGTACCCGACCAGACTTATACCTTGGAGATTGACGCCGTGGTGTTGCCGGGGTTGCTAGTGTTGCCGACCGACAGCGATCTTCAAATAATCATGCCAATGGCCGATTGTGTGCAGTTTTACGCGGCCCACCTAGCCCTGATCAAGTTGCAGAACTTTGGTCAGGCCGACTACTTCAATAAGAAATATGAAGAAAGGTACCAGCAGATACAGCGCACCCGTCAGACGCGACGCATGCAGAACGCCTACCAGACTATGTGGCGCCGAATGCAGAGGGGCTGGTAATGCCCAGCGTAGCCCAGCAACAAGTCGATACCAAGTCCTACATCGCCTATCGCGGTTTCACCACCATGAACACGCAGTCGGCTAGAGAGGCTCTGGCGGTCAATGAATTGTCTTGGTGCGAGAACATGCAGATTGTCGGCCCCAACCAGTTGGTGGTCTGCAACGGCCCTGCTCCATCAATATTCAACATCGCGGGAACCACATTTGACTCTCTGTTCTTCGCCAATTTCACCAACCCAAATACGCTGGTCAACGCCGACCACATCATAGCGTTCGGCGCTGACGGCTCCGGCTGGGACTTCAACCTCACAGCCAACACGTCCGTAAAGTTTGCTCTGGCCGGGACCTTCTCGCTTGTCCCCGATTGCACAACCTGGTCGTCTCAGCGCGTTCTGATAGCCGATGCGACGGCAGGCTACTGCACCTGGGATGGAAATGTCTTCGTCCAATCTGGCGGGGCGTCCCCCCACATTGTTGTCACGGCAGGAGGAGGCTCCTTTGGAGCGGCACCCGGGGTTACTCTCTCGGCTGGTTCTGGCGGTGGGGCGGTGGCCGCGACTGCCCATTCCGTCATTACCGGGGGCGTGGTCACTGCCGTTGTCCTGGATACCGCAGGGACGGGATACTTGGCCGGGGACACGATTACGGTTACGTTTTCGCCAGCCACAGGTGCGCCAGCGGCCACAGCGATTGTCTGGCCCCACTTTTCCCTCACTGCGACCACCCTGGCAATCTTCGCGGGAAGAGTCTGGATCGGTGGCGGACGGGTTTTGACATGGACAGGAACGAAAGGTTTTGACGATGCCGCGACAGCCGACGCCGCCGGATCGACCACCATCACGGATGCCGATCTCGTACACTCGATCACTGCATTACGGAGTCTCAATAACTTCCTGTACATATTCGGCGATAATTCCATCAAGCAGATTGGAACAGTTACAGTTTCCGGCTCCACCACGATATTTAATATCGTCACCCTATCGTCTGACCAGGGAACATCTTTTCCCCGGGGCATTGCATCCTATAATCGTCTGATTCTGTTTGCCAACAAGGTTGGGGTCTACGCCGTCCTCGGGGCTTCGGTCGAGAAGGTGTCTGATCCCATGGACGGAATATTTGCCTTGATGGATTTTAGCCAACCGCTACAGGCCGCCGTGCAAGACCTTCACACATCTCTCCATACATTCCTACTGCTGGCTAGATACAAAGACCCAGTGAAGGGAATCACCCGGTCAATCATGTTGTCTTTCTACAAGAACAAGTGGTTCCTAGCTAGTCAAGGAGACGCTATCACCTCCATTGTCACGTGTCCTATCAACGGCATCATCGAAACCTTCTCGTCCTCGGGCAGCGACATTACCCAGATGTTCCAGGACCCAACGAAACCCGTTACTATTCTGGTGCAGACAGCATTATCAGATAACGGCGCTCCTCATCAAGGCAAGAGGGCCATGCGATGCTCCGTATCGCTAAATTCAAATACATTATCCACCATGAACATGACTGTGGACACGGAGAATGGCAGTACTGCATTCCCGTTTCAGACCGGAGGCTTAGTTACTTGGGTCAATAATTTGAACCAAAAGGTGCAATTTCAGAACAACTCGCTGCAAGACGTATTCTGGTTTTCAACTGGGTTTCTCTATCAAAGGAGCAAAGCGGCTGGAACCGGTGTTTACCTTGGGCTTACGCTTGAGGGATCGTTCTCTGGCCTAATTATCAATGGAATGGTAATGGAGTATCAGGACGGCACCACCATGGCGTCGAGGACTGCGGCGTGAGTATATTTTTTCACGATATTTGCCTCCCCCACGATGCCACCGGGTTCTCCATCTGGCTTCAGGAGCACTACCTGGAGCACGCTCAGTTCGTCCGCATATTCCAGTCTCAGACACCAGTTGTCTTTATTTCCGACTACAATTTTGCCCTCTGGGACCCTGATCAAAAGGTCATATCGGCCTGGCTTGAGTCCCACGAGGCTACCCACCAGCAGCTACGCACATTCAGTGGGGTTGGCGGCATAAACCTGGCCGATGTGGACTTGACAAAGAGCGACCAGTGGTCCGATTGGATGGACACCCATGCTGACGAGCACTCGCTCATCCGAAGTGCCCTCGGGATAACTTGAGGATTCTGCCATGCGCAGACTGACCAAAGACTATTTTGACGAGTTCGAGTGGGGCTGGCAGCCGTCCTGGCTGTTTGCGAGCGGCGATGATGATGGCGGTGGCGACGACGATGGCGGCGGCGATGATGACGGCGGGGGAGACGATGATGACGGCAGTACTGACGACAACACCGCCGGAGACGATGACAGCAATGCCGACGACAGCAATGCCGACGACAGCAATGCGCCCGACGATAGCAACGCGCCCGACGATAGCAACTCAGACCCAACCGGCGGCAATCAGTCCCCCGGCAATGACCGCTCTGATGGGCAGGGTACCGGCCCCGCAGATGCTGGCCCAGGAGGGCCAGCGTCCGATGCGACTGGCGGGACGCAAGGAACAACTGCCGAGGGCGGTGGTGGTCCGGCTGATTCTGGGCCAGGACTCGGGGCGAGCACAGGCTCAGAGTCGGGCCAGGTAACTCAGGACCCGGGCAGTGCTCGGGATACTGGTCCAATTTCTGATAGCTCTCCCGGCTCTAATGCTCCAGCTCCCGACCCGACTGGTGGAAACCAGACCCCCGGTGCGGCCGAAAATGAAGGTACTCCCCCGGGGGCACCTCCAAGCGGTGACCGTGGAACTCAGGGCACAACCCAAACCGATCCCACTCAGAGCGCAGCAAGCCAAGCTGCGGACAATCAGAGTCCTTCCCTAGGGGGCACTTCTCCCGGGGCCATCAACGATGCCATGGGGGCAGCGCTGGACTCAGCCCCAGCGCCAACAGCAGCAGCGGCAGCATCTCCCATGGGAGGCTTGGCTGGTCTTGGAAGCCAACCTTCTGGCTTGGGCCAGGTGGCGTCCGCCAGCCCCGCTGCCGCCGCTTCGGCTCTAGGACTCGGCGGCGGGTTTTCGTCTCTATCAGGTCTTCTTTCCGGCCAGGGTGACAGCCCTATTGCTCAGGCCCTTGGAACGGCCAACGCCGCCCCCTCCAGTCCCGAACAGCAGAATGTGGCCGGCGACCAGAACCCGGTCCCAGCCCAGACCGGGGATCAGGCAATTCTTGCAGCCCAGCAGGGTATGGCGAGGGCGCAGGCCGCCCAAGACACCAGCCCGCTGCCCAGCGATGCGCCGACCCCGGATCAGCCCGCTCCGGCTCCCGGCGGAATCGATCAAGGCCCCCCGCCCAATATGGCAAACGCCATGGGAACATCCGGTCCAACCATTGCCGAGGCTCAGGCGGCGCAGCAAGGGCTGGGTTTGGGAGGGATTCCGTCCAACATGGGGCCGCAGTTTGCGGGGAATGCTTTTGGCCCTGGGACAGACATCCTTGGGATTGAAGTAGATGGACAGCCAACCAGTCCTCCCGCTCCCGTAGGCGCTCAAGAACCTAGTTTTATGACAACCGAGGGCTTCAACGATGTAACAATCCCGCCTACGACGACATCATCGTTCAACCAGCAACTTCAAGCGGGGATGTTTCCAGACAGTAGCCCAACTGCCTTTAATACCTACGGCCAACCTGGTGTTGGGGATCAACCGGCACCTATTCAAGACGCCAGCGGCTTACCTTCATGGGCCACCAACAATCAAACGACTTGGGGCACTCCTGTTCAGAATGCCGGAGCCCCCTCTTTGGACGCCGGAAATAACCTGCCATCGTTCGGAATTTCCAAATCAGACTCTCTGACCCCCGGTATAGACCCTGGCCAGACCGCTGATGTGCTTTTCAACCCCAATGCAGTCGGTGCTCAGTCTCAGTTTACTGGCAGCATTGCCGATCCCGTCGATCCACAGAACCAATTTGCCAGTGCCACGGGAGGAGTCCCCTCCCCCGCTCCCGCCCCCAACGTCAATATAGCCAGCGGAGGGTTCAACTCGATTGATGCGGCGGCCCCACCCGCATCAGCACCGGATCCAGGTCCTAGTCCTGCCGCGCCAGCACCGGATCCAGGTCCTAGTCCTGGTACACCGCCAGACATTACAACTCCAGTTGGACCCGACATTGCCCCTAGCACCAACCCGGATGTGTCCGCTGCGTTGGACTCTCCAGGGGTCGGGAACCCTGCTGGAGCCGGAAACTCGCCATCCAACGCTGGAGAAGGTGGTGGTGCAGGTGGCGGTAATGGTGGAGGCGGCAACCTGCTGGCGTCCCAGCTTATCGAGCCGATACCAGGAAATACCCCGGCGGACGGGACAAGCCCGGCGGACGGGACATCTCCTGCCGATGGATCATCCCCCGCGAATAACCCGTTCTTTCCCACCATCACTCTCGGGGACGAAGGATCGCCACTGGGCAACTTCAACCCGGAACTGGGCCTCTTTGCCCCTCGCGCTAGACCAGGAGGGGCGGCTCCTATAGACAATACCGCAGCGTTTGAAGCATTGAACAACGCATAAGGTGCCGCCATGGGCTTTTCGCTAGAGGACTGGATCAACCGTCAGATCAGCGGGATCGAGGCCCATCCGTTGCGATCCGGCCTTGAAGCGGCCGGCATTGGTGCTGCCGTGGCCCTGCCCTTCCTGGCCCCAGAGATTGGGGCGGGATTGGGGCTGGCCGATCTGGGTGCCGGCGCGGCTGACGTTGGACTTGGCGCAGCCGATGCTGGCCTCAGTGCTGCCGATGTGGCGGCCTTGAGCGAAGCGCCTAGCCTCGGAGCAGACATTGGGGCATTGGGGGCGGGCGCCGCTGATGTTGGGGCTCTAGGCGCGGGAGCAATCGATGTGGGTACCAGTGGAGCCGGTCTTGGTGCTGCCGACATTGCCGCTCTCAGCGAGGCGCCTGGACTAGGCGGGAGCCTGGGTACTGAGGTAGGTGGCGACGCCACCAATGCTCTGGCTTTAGCTCCTGACATCTCAACCGGTGCCACGCCCGCCACCAGCGCAGCCACATCCTTGGCGGCGGGGACTACACCATCTGTGCCATCGGCAACGGCGGCTTTCACGGACCCGGCCACTGAACTAGCTGGCACGAATACCAACATCGACGCGGCCCTCGGTGTGCAGCCGGCGGAAACGGCCGTCAGCGATCAAAGCCTGCGGTCCTTGATTTCTCAAGCCAACTCCCTCCCGACCGATACGTATGCGAGCGCCGGCTCCGTTGCCGACCCGACAGGTGGAATCGAGGCTCCGTCGCTGTCTGCGGATCCCGGAGTGGCGCCCCAGGCCGCCGCCGCAGCCGCCCCAGCCTCCTCCGGCCTGACGGCGGGGCTGGGGAACGCCCTGAACTCCCCGTGGACCAAGGCGGCGGAACTGGCGCTCCCATTGGGCTTCCTTGGTTCTACTTTGTACAAGGGGGCTCCGGGCATTCCGCCGCAGGCCCAGCAAGCCGTCAACAACGCCCAAGCCCAAGCCGCTCAGTTGTCCCCGCAGGCCACTCAGAACGTCCCGCTATTCAACCAAACGGCGGCCACCGACTTGACCAACGCCACCAATAACCAGATCAGTCCAGCCCAGGCGGCCACGTTGGCTAAGTACGTTCAAGACCAGACCAACCAGCGATACCAGTTCTACGCCAGCCACGGCGTTACCGATCCCAACAGCGACAGCCGGTTCCTGGGCGACGTTGCCCAGATCAAGCAGGATGCCCTAGCTCAACAGACGGCTATGATCACCCAGCTTATCAATACGGCCTTCCAATCCGCTACGGCAGCAAACGCCGGCCTCGGGACAGCCGCCAACATCAACTCGGGCGCCAATAACGCCCTCTTGCAGGCCGCCCAACTACAGGCTCAGGGCGATCAGCAATATAACCAGGCCGTTGGCGATGCATTGAAGTCCTTTGGCCTATTGGCGGCGGTCAGCACCAACAGCGCCGCCAAGCCTTCTGCCGTTCAAAATGCGGTAACGTAACATGACCGATGATCGCCAGCCCTTTGCCGACGAACTCAAGGATGATGCATACTTTGCTACAGCGTTGAAGGATGATGCACACTTTGCTCCAGCGTCATTCCAATCGACGGCAATGGAGTTGAAGGATGACGACCGCTTAGCTCCTACCTCCTTTAACCCCCAACAGGCGCCTCCCGCGCAAGGGTTCCAGCCCCTCCACAGACTTGCAACCGGCAAAGAAGCGCCCAAGGATATGGGGGCTGGTGCCATACCTGGCGGCGGCGACTACACCTCTGACGATGTTCGCAAGGCCGTTGAAGGGGCGACCGCCGCCAACGATGTTCTGCAAAAGCAGAAACAGGCGGACATGGGGGGGCGCATCAAGGACCTCCAGTCCACCATGGAGGACATGCGGAAGAACAAGCCTCCAGTCTTGGAGCGAAACAAGCCTCCTCCCAAGGCCGACTTCTCGGCAAGCAGCATGGCCTATATGCAGGTGGCCGCCCTGATGGGGGCGTTGGCCGGCGGCTTTTCACGCAAAGGCACCACCACTGCGCTGACGGCATTCTCGGGCATGATGAAGGGACTCCATGAGGGCAACGTAGAGTCCTTCAGCCAGATGCACCAAGAATGGAAGGAAGCAGAGCAGAACGTCAACGATGTAAATCAGGCGAAGCTGGACGAGTACAATGCCGTCTGGAAGGACCAGCAGACCAACATCGCCCAGAAGATGGAGATGATGAAGCTGGTTGCCACCAAGTACGACGACCAGATCACGTACAACACCGCCAAGATGCACGACTTCACCAAACTGGCCGAGTTTCAGCAGACGGAGCGTGACCACCACGAGGAGCGCTTGGAAAAGTCCGCAAAGATGATGAAGGATATGGAACTACTTGATGGGCGAATTAAAGCCCAGCACGAACAGGAGATGGCCAATTACGACGATGCCGCTGACCGATTTGTCAAGGGCGACAAGAGTGCTAGAGCACAAGCCATAGGAAGGGGTGGCGCTTCAGCATCAACAAACTGGAACGCTGCCGTGCAGCGCGCCATGCAAAGGAACGGCTTAAGCAATGAAGACATAATGTCTAACGCCGTGGCTTACGACGCCCGCAAGGTGGAGGCTTCAACTATTGCTCGACGTGGCGGCCAAATTGCCGTAGCAGCCGACGAGGTAGCAAGAATGTTGCCTCAGTTGCAGGCTCTATCGGCAGCCAGTCCTGGCAAGGGAAATTCTATATGGAGTGCGGCTGACAATAAATGGCAGGTAATCAAAGGCGATCAGAATTACACCAAGATGGTAGACGTGATGAATGCCATGATGACTTCCTATGGTTCTGTTCTAGCAAGAGGTGGGCAGGCAACGGATGCGACACGAGCCAAGGCGCATGAGACGCTGAACCCTAACATGCCGCAATCTGCACGGCAGGGTGCCTTTGAGGCAATCGCTCTAGACATCAATGCTGCTCGGCAGGCGGTTTTGGACGCTAAGGAGGAAGTCAGGACGGGAAAATTCGAGCCGGTCCAAGTGGCCCCAGCCGCTGGAAAACAGGCTCCACAACCTGATCAGGGTGGATGGACGGTGAGGCCCATACAGTAATGCCCAAGTTTGAAGTCACGGCACCGGACGGCACGAAACTGGAGGTGATTGGCCCCGAGGGCGCCACCCAGGAGCAGGCCATTGCCATGGCCCAGAAGCAGTACCAAGCCAAGGGCGATGCGCCGGGAGAGCCAAGTGGCATCAAGGAGCTTGGCAAGGGGCTGGCCAGGGGCGTGACTGGAACACTCGGCTCTCTGGGCGAGGCCATCACCGGCAAGGGCCTCCGCGAAGGACTCCAAATACCAGAGAACCCAAAATTCACCCCGCACTACGCCGATAGGATGAACAAGGCGCTAGGCCTTGAGCCGCAGGGGGACACATTGGCCGGTGACGTGGGTGAAGCAGTGGCTAATCCATTGAACCTTCTCGGCGCTGGTAGTGCTGCGCTCAAGATCGGCGGCGCGGCTATGGGCGGTGCCGGTTCACATTACGGCCGCAAGATTGCCGAGGAATTGGGCGCCCCGGAATGGGGGCAAACTTTGGCGTCCGTGGCGGGCGGCGTTGCCGGCGGGGCTGGAACTGGAGCGGGTTCCAAGGCCATGAGAGAGGCGGCAGGGCGAAAGGCTCTCGCCAAAGCTCCCGACATCGAGGCCAGTGCTAAACAAGGCTATAAGGTCATCGAGAACGACCCAACCCTTATCCCTACTCATGAAACAGACGCACTCCATTCTACATTAGACACATGGTTGGACACCAATTCTCGTGACGACATAAATTCTCCCATGACGTATAAGTACATGGAGAGATATTTGAAGGATAGAACTCAACCGGCCCGGTACAAGGATTTGATGAATCTTCATGCTAAGTTGGGAACCGTCCCGGCCGACGAGCGGATAGCCGGTCAACTAGCTCGCTCTGAAGTCGTGGATTTTATGAAACAGCGCGACCCACAAATAAATAATACCCTAAAGGACGCCATCAACGATTGGAACGTCAAGTCCCAAGTAGAAGAACTTCAAAAGGTAACTGAGCAGGGCAAAAATCAAGCCGGTGTTACCGGGTGGGGCGGAAATACCCAGAACGCCGAATTGCAGGGGCTAAACAGGATACTCAAGAACGACAAGAGGCTGAGCAGGCTGCAACCCGGGGAACAGCAGGCCCTAGAGGATGTTGTCAAGGGAACATTTATGTCCCGGGGCTCCCGGTTTGTGGACAAGGCCGTCCCCCATGCCCTGTTGCCTCTGCTAGGCATGGCGAGTTTTCCAGTGGCAGTTGGATTGGCGACGGCCAAGACCGCCTTCCGCGAGCTGGGTAAACACCTAACAGATCAGCAAATCAAAAATCTGATAGCTAAGGTTCAGGAGAGAGCCACAATTAACCAGCAGCAGGCCGCGAAGAACGCAGCCACTAGGGTGGACGCCAAGAAGTCGCTGCGGGACCAGACCCTGCGAAGTGGGGCAGTTGGTGGTCAGCAGGCCCTCGATCATCAGGGGGAAGGCTACGACACCCTCAACGCGGCTCAGCCATGACGGCAAGGCAGAAGAGTCTGATCGACGTGCTGGAGATTGAGGTGAGAAGGGCGCTCCGTGGCAAGGAGTTGTCCAACTCGGAGCGGCTGAAAGCAATCGAGGTGGGGGCCAAGATACTGGCGATCCGCCACAAGATAGACGAAGGAATAGGAGGAGCTAGTGGCGCTTTCTTTGCCAAATGAACTACCCGAGGGCGTGGAGCAGGCGGATTTGTATGATGGTCCCAAGCCTGTCGAGAACGTGGTGGCCATGCCGCCTCCGCCTCCCAGGCCAGAGCCAATTCCTGTCCCGGAGCCCCAAGTTCGTTCGTCGCCTATCGCCCAAATCAAAAAAGAGTATCCTGCCGTCCTAATTGCGGCCCTCGATGTGCTATCGGCTCGGCTGCTGGGTCTGATAGCCGTTGTGGCCGCCTGCGGCATATGGAGTTTTGCGGTGTGGGACCCAACTCAGGTGCGGACCATCGCGGCGGCCCTATTCTCGGTGACGGTTCTAGGTCCAATCGTTGCCCTATACTGGCGAGCCGGTATAACCGGCAACGGAGGCTGAAATGCATCGTGCTCTTGAGAACGTAATAGCTGCGACTGCCTTCGGGGTCGTTGCAGGCTTGATTATCCTTGCTGTTAACCAAGGACCAACCATGGTGAAGGCTCAGGGTACTCAGCTTGGCCCCGCAGGCACCACCGTTGCTCTGAACGGCGGCACCCCAGTGCAGATCGTTGGCCAGAACCCCACCCGCAAGGGCCTCGTGTTCTGCAACCCGACTGCGGTGGTCGAGTTTGTGGCCCCCGCCGGCACCATCGTTCTCTCCACCTCTGCGGTGGGTATTGGCCTCCCCGCCATCGCCTCGGGCGTCACCTCCTGCTTCACCGTCCCCGGCTCGGGCCTCGGCAACGTCATTGGCAATCTCGGTTCCGCCTGGAACGGGTCCTCGGCCTCGGCCACTCCCAACATCACAGTGTTGGAATACTACTAATAGCTAGGAGGCGAGGCTGGCGAGGCAGGAGATATTAAATGAGAGCGATCCTGGCGGCAGCGGTGGTTTGCGTGTCATTGCCAGCGTGGGCACAGGCCGTCTATCAGTACAAGCCGACCGGGACGCCCCAGTATGGATTGGCCGTAACCTCTGTCCAGACCCTGACCGTCCCCACCCAGGCCAGGATCGCTGAAATCTGCGTAGACACTGCGGCCATCCGCTACACGACATCGGGCACAACTCCAAGCTCCACAGTCGGTATGGCGGTAGCCTCGGGGGCCTGTTTTCAGATCGCTGGCCGGGACGCCCTTATTGCCCTCCAAGTCATCGGTAGCGGTGCCACCGTGGACGTGGAGTACTTCCAGTGAGGTGGTTCATCCTCATCCTGATGGCTTTCCTGGTGGCCCAGGCCATGGCACAGGCGCCCATAGGTCCTGGTTCGCTTATCCAGATCGGGCCCAATACCAACAACACCTTGGCCCCACCGCCACCTCCCCCGGGATGTAGTGGGCCTCTCGATCTATCGGCCGGATGTGCTCTACCTATGCTAGGAGTTTTCTGATGAAATGGCCTATCAGGCTTCTCAGGGTAGCCTATGTCTGCCTCATTGCGGCTCTGCCCGTGGCGGCCCTTGCCACCAATTACACCGTAACACAGGGAAGTGGAACGACCTTCGGCTCACTCGTTGTGAGTGCTGTTAACTACGCGCAACAACTTTTGTGCGACCCAGCTACCCCAACCCAATGCGCAGCGGTTAGTGCCGGTGGCGCCGTTTCTGTTGCTGGGGCTGTCACCAACGCGGGAACTTTTGCCACCCAACTCACGGGGGCCACTAACAACATCAACAATATTGCTGGAACTATAACCCTCCCCACTGGGGCGGCTACGGCGGCCAATCAAACCACAGCAAACACATCCCTGGCCTCCATTGCTACAAATACAGGGGCGGCAATTCCTACTCAAGCCTCTACTGTCTCTATTGGCGGTGTTGGCATTATCCAGGATTCAACCTCGACCAGCGCCGGAACAACGGTAGTGGCCGGCACAACGGCAACCAATGTAGTGGCCAAGGCTTCGGCCGGAAATCTCCAGAATGCCTATGTGACCAGTTCGGCGGCAGGTTGGGTGTTTATCATAAATGCCACATCCCTCCCCAGCAATGCCACCCTGACTGTCGGGACGGCCTCCGGCAATCTACAGGGATGTTTTGAACTTCAGAAGGGTGTGACGGACTGGGGTGCCAGCATCAATTACAATCCAGGGCCTTGGGAGCACTTCTCGGCCGGAATAGTGGTAGCCATCTCCTCGACAGACTGCCCGGTTCTTACTGCGGCTGGAACCGGCAAGTTCATCCACTCACAGGCGAACTGATATGTATCGTATTCTCTCAGCCCTGGTTCTTCTGCTGGGGATAGTGTGGCTTGCCCAACAGCCTGGAGCACGCGCCCAGATCGGGCAGCTTGGCTGTGGTGCCGTCAATCAGCACTCCTTGGTCTTCCAGCCGTGCGGCGTTTCCGGGTCCTCGCCATTCACCCCTTCCTGCACTCCCTCGACCGACTTTCTAGCTCGCACCTCTGGTCTGACTGACCCGCAGAAGACAAACTACGACAACCTGATTTGCGGCTTGGAAACCGATAGCGTCGGGTGTGTCACAGGCGGGGCCATGTATGCTGTCTACGTCCTGGCCGCTCCCGACTCAGCCACCTCCTTGCTCAACCTTTGCGGCACCAGCTTCTCGCTCGTATCCCACGGCACAATTACCTTTACCGCCAATGTTGGATATGTCGGAAATGGATCGGACGGATATTTGGATACCCAATTCAACCCCAATAGTGCGGGCGTTACGGTATCGAGTTTTGCGATCGGCGGATACATAACGTCTGCAAGAACAATGAGTGCCAGCATGTTTCTCCTGGGCACCACAGATTCGGGCGTCTTCGACTATATCCGGCCTCTAAATTCCTCGGCGGCTGACTTCGGCGTTAATGACGGATCGTTCACCAGCGCGGCCAACACTCAAGCCAAAGGTCAATGGATTGGCTCCAGAACGACTGCTACGCAAGTAGACCTCTATCTCAACAGCAGCCTGACTCCGTTTGCAACGAACGCAGCATCGGCTGATGCTGGGCCCCCGGCAACCAATATTGCCATATCGGCTCTGTGGAATGGCAGTGCTGCATCAAACTTTTCCACAGACCAGATTTCTTTTGTTTTCCTGAGCACCGGCCTGTCGGCAGCAAATGCCAAGAAGGTGGCCGACCGAATAAACACCTTCGCTACCGCTCTGGGCATCAATGCTTATTAGCAGACGAGAACTTCTAGCTGCCACAGCATTGGCTGTCGTTTACAGGATGGCGCCAGCGTTAGCGTGGACACACGGGTCTGCCTTTGTCCCGCCGCCCCCCGGGTTTGGTGGCAACCCCAATGTGACGATCACAGCCATAAACACTGCCGGCGGCATCAGCATGTCGCGCACGAGCGGCCAACTGCCAGCTTTCTTCCAAGCCTCGGCGTCTGCCATAACGGCAACCGGCACGACCCAGCCATATGAGGACTTGGAATATTCCTGGAGCATCAGTCGCGCCGGGGGCACTGTTGCCGCAGAGAATTTCACCAACCCGGCAGTGTATCCCTATACGACCGGCGGCCCGAGCGTAAATGCGAACACTGACCAGACCGGCCCTGACGCCGCCTTCGTCTGCCGTGTAGCCGACACCTATACCGTTACCCTGACAATCCGCGGTGCCAACGGAGCTGGGTTCACTACCGCTACGTCTACGGCAACCTTCACTGCCACCGCCTTCACGGCTGCGCACGAGTGGTGGTGCGATTCAGTCGGAGGTAGCGACTCTAACAACGGGACTTCATCAGGGACTCCATTCCAAACCATCAATGCGGCAAAGACTGCGTGGTCGGCGGTTTCTCCTGCTGGAGTTTCCCCCAGCAATATTGCTATTCATCTCAAGCGTGGTTCAAACTTCGTCGGTCAAACGCTCGGGTTTTCGGGCGCATCTTCCTTGGATCAAGTTCGATTCGACGCTTACAGCACCGGCGCTGACCCTATTATAAATCAAGACGGTACCGCCAACAACGCGGCGGTTGGATTTAATACAGGACCAGGTTCTGGGTCAGGTGGGTACAGTCTGACGGATATTGTGGTTTCAAACATCCAATGTGTTACCAGTGGTACCAACACATTTGGCAATGCTGCGGGGTTTATTGGTGCCAACTTTGACCCTGCTGCCGTGTACCATGATTTTTACTGGGACAACTGCACAGTCAGCACGACGCTCAACATAGCTGGGCAGGACGTATTCGCACTGTCCCCCCAAAATGATCCAGCGGTAGCAAATTGTGTTCGGGCCGGCACATGGAATATGTCGGTTACCAGCCCTCTTGCCCCGTTTGCCGGAAATCGCATGAGCATGTCTTTCCTCGGCTGGAGCCAGTGGTTCTTCATCATGGGTGGTACAATAGTCGGAGCGGGCAGCGACAACAGCAGGGACCACCATATTTACCCTGGCATCGGAGACAACTTCCTATGCCGGTGGATCAACTTCGGCGCCACCACGAACACAGGAAGCGGTCCAACCAAACAATCTTGCATAAACGGAGACTACACTAACTACACTAGTGCTATCATACTAGATGGTAGTATAACGACAGGAGTTTTTACTGTAAACACTTTGTTTGGAGGGACCCCGCCAATCCAAGTGGGGATGACTTTGTATTGTGTTAACTTCAACACAGCGGTTCCTCCTGGTGTCACCATAACAATGCAGCTAACGGGAACTCCAGGAGGCATAGGAACCTACCAGCTTAGTGCTCTAACCCTTACCACAGGGACTGCCATATATGTAGGTAGCGTATCGGTTCACTTCGTACACTACTTTTGCATTGACTCCTGTTATTTCAGCGGGTGTGAGGTCGCGTCTGATTTCAGCGACGGATTCAACAACGCCACGGCAGTCCAATGGGTGGATGTTGTCTCGCAAAAGTGCGCTCACTCCAACCTTGGTCAAGGAGGATACCCGCCGAATTGTTTGCTTAGAGGCACCTTCCGCGATCACTTTGTCTGGGGAAGTGACGCAGGCTGGTTTCTCCCATCCCTGTCGGGGACCGGCGGTGCCGCTTTATGTACTGGTAGCATGAGATACCAGGTTTACAGGAACAAGATTTATCAGTCATCAGCAACAGCTGCCGCGATAGTTATGTTGCCGACCACCAACACGATAACCGCAACCAAGCCTCTCGTGTCCACCGACAACCAGATCGAGGACACGCGCACCGGAGCGTCCTGCAATATTATGGATATGGGACCATCTGCGCAGTTCACAACGGCCATAGTGGATCGCAA